TATCTACGGTGGTTTCCTTTTGTTCTAATACATTTAAGGATTCCTTGATTATTCCAATTTTCGAGTGATCTAGTAGTAGTTTGGAGTATTTTTGAGACTTCTTCTGGTCTAAGATATTTTTCATTCATTTTTTATTTTAGAACTCATTCTTTTAGATCATTTCTTATTTTTGTAGATTTGAAAGCAACAGTTGTGTCCCCCATGTGCATATATTTCTCATATGTTGAACGTAATTAGTATTCTCATATATTAAAATTTCTTTTGTTTCAACTCCATCTATAATTTGCTTATTTTGCTCTAAATAATCACATATTGTTTGTCTTATTTTGAAGCTATCATCATTGATAAAATAGCTCAAGCTATTAAATAAACAACTCATTTTATAATGTTTATAAATGTATAAACTACTTTGAAATATATAATATAATAAATATGGTATTTGCATGAATATTTGCATACGCTCATATTTATTATATAAAAAATACAAATATTTATATAAACTAAATGTCTTTACTATATCATTTTAACGGTCTTGATTTTAAATCAAAGCAAGATTTATATAATTTGAAAAAGATGAAAACGTTAAAAGATTTAGCTTTAGAACATAACAACCGGTCACCTTATGTTCAAAAAATTCATAATTTAAATCGTTTTAGTTCCAAAAATTCTTTAGAACTTTGTGACATACTTTGGGAAAAATGGGGCGGTGATGGTAATATTTATCAAAATGCGATAAAACAAGCGTTTGAAAAAGATAATATTGAAACTATTTTAAATATGTACGAATATGAACCAGGTACTCCACCTGGTTCTCCTCCAAAAAAAAAATTTGATACACTTACACCTACCCCAGCATCAGATAGTAAAACTGAAATAATTTTTAATTTTGTAGATTCAAACATTGATTCTGATATTAAAATTAATTTGACAGATGATAATAACACAGAAACAGACAATGATTTTGGTCCAGAAGATCTTTTAAAATTAGTTAATACGGATGATTTTTGTATACAGATTGGAAATTCTCTTAAAAAACTTTATAAGGAAAAGGAAAAAAAATATAAAACTATGCAAAGTCATAGTATATCTGCATCCCCAATTATTAATACTGCGTTTATTACAAAAGCAAAAACATTGAGTAAACTTGCGAGAGAAACATATGACGAATTTAATGATTCGGAAAATAAAATAATACTTATTAGAAAAAAATTAACAAGAGCTATTACAGATGAAAAAATGGGTATTGTTTCAATAAATCTAAAAAGTATTAGACATCAACTGTGTACTCAAATTTTTATTTTGAGTAAAGGACCCCAACCGTTTATAAATACATTTGTGAATATAGTTTTTTCAGGTACTCAAAAAATCGAACTTGCAAAAAGATATGCATATGTTTTTCAAAACATTGGAGTCTTATCAGGGGGAGACGTAATAATTACTTCTCCGAAAGATATGATTGAGCAAACTGATATAAAATCCGTAGGTGTTCTTATGAAAGGGTTGGAGAATATTATTTTTGTAGATGAAATTAACTCAAATGTTATGTGTTTTGAACAAATTGCAAAAATTGTACATTTTTTAAACAAATATACAGGTATGTCTATTATGATGGTATCGGGATATCAAAAAGATATGGATGAATATTTTCTTACAGAAACTAAGGATATTTATTCTACCAATGATTTGCTTAATATTTTTATTACTGAAATTAGTAAAAAATTAGGTTCCAATCCATTTACAAAAAAAATAGGTTTGTATATATATACTCTTATATTAAATATTTCAAGTCAAAATAAAAAACTCCTAAGTAATCGAAACGATATGATAGATTTAAGTATTGTTTTTCTTAATTTATATTATAGATTAAAATCTCAAAATTCGATTGATAATATTTTAATAGTAAATCAAACATTTAAGCGATTTCTAATAAATAAAGGATTAAATCTCGGAATTAAACATCAGAATTAAACCTAATTGTTTTGAATAATTTTATCTGAATGCATTTTCCTTTTCTTCCTTTTTGAGGATTTACAAGTTCTGTTATTAAAGAAGAAAAATGTTTATCATTAAACACACTTTGTATATTTAATAAGTGTGCTTGTCCTAATATTAATATATATTCATCAATTTCAGGTTCGTCTTTTAAAATTTTTTTAATAATAAAATAATCAGCAACGAGTTTCCAAGCATCAAAAAGTTGTTGGCGAATAGAATCTATATTTTTTTCTTGAGTAAGAAGACACTGATTTATTTTTTCAAAATCATTAAGCATATTTTCGAAATAAGAATCCATAAAATTTTTAACTTTTGGAGAGTATTGATTTGGATGTTTTAGTCCAAATTTATCGGCCGCTTTTGTAAATGGATCAACAAAAGCTTTTCGAATTTGCGTGTGAATATTCTTATTTTTTTCTTTTTCATTCCACCACCTAGTTCCATATAAGTCATCTTGACCAGTGCGAGTTAAAAAAGTAGGTCTATAATCTAATGGAATTATTTGATGTTCTTTTCCTATTTTTTGTATAGACTCAAAGGTTTCTTTAATACTATGTGAATTCATTTTCATAGGATTATCACTTTTTGTTTCTCCATTTCCATCTCCGGTATCTTTGTAATATTCTAAAATTACACGACATCTGGGATTACGTTTAACTGCTTTTGTGCAATATTCAGATATAGTTATAGTTGATCGAGGTGGTGAATTACATTTAAAAGGTTTATTATGTAACTCTCCAATCATAGTAACAATTCTGTCACATCTAACTAAATTTTGATAAAAAGACACGGCACTTTCTATGTTATACTTTTTTTCTTGAAAAACAATATTGGTATTACATTTTGCATTCATTGTTTTGTATTTAATATAATGTAAATATTTTATGAAGCCAAAAAAAAAGTTTATAATAATATAAACGTAAAGAATGATTAATTAATTAATTAAATGGAAAGAGGAATTATACCACTTGTTATAGCTGGACTAGGTAACAGAATGTTTATTATTGCGGCAGGATATGTAGCACACAAAAAGACATCATTACCACTTTATATTATTAAACAGCCTAATAATAATGCTCATAACAAACATAATTATGATTATAACAAAAATATATTTAAATATTTTGACAAACACATAGAATTATCTGAATATGATTTGTATTCTTTGGGTTATGAATGTTATACTCCAGGTTGTTATAACGCATGGTTTCCTGAACATGTTAAACCAGGAACTATTATGAATTCTTATTATCAATATTATCCTCCTTTTGAACCATTTGAAAAAGATCTTCGAGAACTATTTATAAAAGGTTTACAAGAGTTTCGTAACAAATTTACTAAAGATTACACAAATTGTGCATTTTTACATGTTCGATTAGGAGATTCTCGACAAGATTACAAACGTTATCAACTTCCAATAGAATATTATCAAGAAAGTGTTTCTAAATTAATGGTTAAAAATAAAGTAGAAACAATATTTATTATTTCTGACGAAATGAGTTGGGTCAAAGAACAAGAATATTTTAATTCAGATTTATTTGAATTATATGAAACTGATGATGAACTTGACTCACTTGCTTTAATGACTCTTTGTCTTGGTGGATCAATTTGCGGTGGTGGTTCAACATTTAGTTGGTGGGGAGCTTTTTTAGGAGCACACAGTGTTAGAAATCCAGTTTTTGTTACTAAAAATTGGAATAAATTGGAAATAGAATGTCTTTTTCCAAAAGAATGGACATTAGTTTAATTTATTTCATTTTTGTAAAATGAAATTCATTATGTTATAAATACTACATACGATGATGAAACATACCACCAATGATATTTGCGGTAGTTGCTAATCCTTCAATCGCCGCTATTTTCGGATTATTTTTAACTAAATTATTATTCCATTTTGAAATAAGTACAATTCCTATTCCAATGAATAATATAACTATTCCTATTACTCCAAATGGCCTGTTCTCGTAGTTCAAAAAGATACATATTTCAAGTAATTTAAATTTAATATACATAATTTAATAAAGTTTATGTATTTGCATTTAGCAAATGTTGCGTTCAAAGCGTTTAAAGATATCGGAAATAATGTTAATAAAATGGAAAGCAATCAAGAAATTATAAGCAAATTAAAATTTATTGGAAAGATTAAAAAAGGTGAAAAAGTTAATACAAGACATATGTACACTCAACCTAATGGGCTTAGCACTTCAATAGTAAGAACTTTTATTCACCAAGATAATCGAGGTAATGTTTTAAATTTTTGTCAAGAAACAATCTCAAGAGCTTTTGAGCTGTTAATAACTTATGAAAGATCTGAAACAAATACTGATCATGTATTATTTGGTCATTTACTCTCAGACCTTCAACTTGCAACAAATGGACTTATAAATCTTAAATTTACATACATAGAAGATACTAAATTTTGTTGTGATATGGATACTTTACTACAGCTCATTAATGCCAGATTAAATGGATATATACTTAAAGAAACAGAAACAGAAGCGTAGTTTTAATCTAAAACACATTTAGTCTTTATTAAATAATGAATGATAATCGTATTGTATGGGTTGCAAGTTTTGATATAGGTAAAAAAAATTTTGCTTTTTACATTGAGGAATTTGATAAATCAGAATTAATAAACTTGCCTTATATTCCAAATATTAAAAGATACAATGATGATGGAACAACAACACCTGGGTTTTCTAAAATTGTAAATGATGTTTGTATGAATGGTAAAAGCATTCTTTTTCAAAACAGCGATCTTACAGAAGGATGTAAAAAAGGTTCTTATCTAGATCCAGAAACATATCATAATATGACAGACTTATTAGATGAATATGTCGGATATTGGGATCAATGCGATGCATTTGTTATTGAAAAACAAATGTCTTTTGGGAAAAGACATAACACTATGGCTTTAAAATTAGGACAGCATTGTTGGTCTTATTTTTCTTTTAAATATGGAAGATTTAAAGAAATAATAGAATTTCCAGCGTATCATAAAACACAAATTTTAGGAGCAAAAAAGATTCAAACAATAATGAAAAAAGGAAATGTAAAATACACTAGTATTGATAAACCTGCTAGAAAAAAATGGAGCGTCGAAAAAGCTATGTCTATACTAAAAGAAAGAAAAGATTTTAATACTATTTCTGAATTAACATCTGCTAAAAAAAGAGATGATTTGGCTGATGTATTATGTCAATTACAAGCATTTAAAATATTAGTATATATTGACAAAAAAATGTAAATTTTAAGGCAAACAAATACAGCACCTGTAATCAAACACTGCATTTGCAAATTTTATTATGTGCAAAAAATTTATTATTTACGTTTTTTTATTATCTATACGTATAATAAATTCAAAATATGTATTCAAACGACAGTTCTCACTTACGTTCTCCCCAACGTTCTCCCCAACGTTCTCCCCAACGTTCTCCCCAACGTTCTCCCCAACGTTCTCCCCAACGTTCTCATCAACTTTATCCTAAAAGGTTTTCTAACTTTTCACGATTTTATTCACCCGCAGAAGAAGAAATAGAAAATAGGATATATGATGATGACAATGTCACTATTTTACCAAATCCAAGAATTCTACCCAACCCATCACCATCACGTTTTGGACCAAATTGGTCAAGACATAATAGTCGTCGTGATGGTAGACCATATTATTTTAATGAAGCAACAGGACGCACTCAATGGGAACAACCACTAAATCAAGAACAAACTCAAGAACAAATTCGAGAACAAATTGCTGAATTAAATGAACTTATTCAGTTTTTAAACAGTCTTCAAGGTCCGGATCGGATTCAGTTTTTAAACAGTCTTCAAGGTCTGGATCGGACGTAATTTATTGCGAAGAGTCCGTCGGTTGAAGATTGTCTCAAATCACCCGAATACAACACCAACAAGATGCTCCATTACCTTGCAAAGGGTTTCAACAATGCCATCGGACGACCCACCCCCGAGTGGGGTAACGAAGGCGACATAGAGTGGCGCCGACGTGTATGCAAGTCGCTTTCCCCTTTAGAGGATTTTGAGACTCTGCAATAACAGATATTTCTTGATAGTTTTGTCTTTCTTTAGCAATGACATAGCATAAGATCTGAAAAAGAAGAAAAATTGATTATTTTTAGATGTAAATATCCTGACTACGAAATAGTTAAAAAATATTTGATTAGGTTTTAACACCTTTTAATACAATTTATTTACGTTTTTATTATCTTTACATATAATAAATTCAAAAATATGTATTCAAACTACAATTTGCATAATAGTTCACCTCAACGTTCTCGTTCACCACAACGTTCACCCCAACGTTCCCACCAACATTATCCCCAACGTTCTCGTTCACCTCAACGTTATTTAACAGAAGAAGAAATAGAATATCCAATTAACCCAACGACACCGGCAGTGGGATTGGATGCTCAGTTTGAGCACACCCCGCTGCAAAGAGCAGTACTTTTGCCGTCGGGGGAGACGGAACGATTCATCGCCAGTGAAATGCTGTTACTCTGCGATGCCCCTGGGCAAACGTCAACCCGGGTCAATCTCGACGAGTTTTTACAAGACATCATTGACGACAACACGCTCCAGAAAGAACACAAACCGCTCACATTTTTAACAATAGACCATGGATATCCCGATGGTTTGTTTTTCTATCCGCGTTGCAATCGACTGTTGTTGCTCTATCGAAGTGGGGATGCACCAGTTCTGGGTCCGCATATGGTGAATTACTTGGTCAATAACCGTGTCATGCGACGAGATTATCTGTATGAAGACCAACTACCCATCTACGCCGAAGACCGTGAGGCGATCAATGACGACGACAATGGCGGTAGAACTAAAATGCATATACCCAAACTGCTGACGGAACAGCTCGTGGAAGAGATTCGGCAGCGTGTTGTGGACGTGACCGAGATATGGCTACAGTTCCCAGAAGACCGGGCGCCGTTTCTGATTGTGATGAATCGGCACAATCAATACGACTACATGTTCGATACGGAATCATCAACCGCCGAGATACCAAGTAGTTATGCGACGACCCTACGGTTCAAAACTTTGGACAAGACTCAAGAGTATAATAGATGGCACATATTCTGTCGTTACCAACGCGAGGCGGATGCATTCTATGGGTTCATCTACAACTATTACAATGACAACGAAGCAGACCCAGAGAATCAACGTGACTCATATCTCGACCATCTATACGAAGGATTATACGAAGGATTTGACGAACATAGTTGCCAACTGCAACTGGCGAATCCTGGATCGGACGTGATTTATTGCGAAGAGTGCGCCGGTGCTTCGGCGATGGAGGGTGGTAGATTATATTGCGTACAATACGCACCTTTGACGAGCACTGGTCCTTGTCCGATTGCTAGGTACGTCCTTTGCACCTTGAACAAGTGGTACCAAGGCAAACATGACATTTTGGACAATTGGTATGGATCTGGTTTGAACGTCGATACACCGGTCATTCACGACGTCCGGGTGGCCTTACACGAAATCCGGATGACCTTACTCAAGACTCGTATTCGAAACAAGGTGCTGGCAATCGACGCCCTCCGGAAGGGTGCGATACCGACGCCGGGTACGACCTCCTTTGCTGCTACAGCGGGAAATTACCACGGATTGAATCATATAAAAGATGATGGCAACTGGCCGTTTCCGTCGGTTGAAGATTGTCTCACATCACCCGATTACAATACCAACAAGATGCTCTATTACCTTGCAAAGGCGTTCAATAAAGAAATCGGACGACCCGCCCCCGAGTGGGGTAACGAAGGCGACATAGAGTGGCGCCAACGTGTATGCAAGTCGCTTTCCCCTTTAGAGGATTTTGAGACTCTGCAATAACAGTTTTGATTATTTTATATGATTACGAAATAGTTAAAGATATTCGATTAGACCTTAACTTAAAAAGAAAAGGTTAACAACTGGTGCTCTTATTAGTATGAATTAGTAAGAACATTCTTTTTTTAAAAATAAAAGAATACGCTTAAGCGTTTCGTAAGTTTTTTAGTCAGAAAATTGCTTTCATTACATATGAATTACTAATTTTAAAATAAATTGTTAAGCTTCTTATAAGTAAGAAGTATATTACGGCGAGGCGTAGCCGCTAGCGGTTAAGGGCGTAGTGACAGGAT